CATTACACAAACAAGTGTAACACAACATCAAGCGGCTTTATCTATTACTGAATCTCAAATTAGTAACTTAGGTACAACTGTTGTATTAGATTCAGACATTGGATCAACTGTACAAGCCTATGATGCAGATACTGCTAAATATGATGATACGACTGCTAACTTTACAGGAACACTTCAAAATGGTGGTTCTAATGTTTTAGTAGATTCTGATATTGGAGCTACAGGTACAGTAGGTTATCCAAACATACCAGCAGTTGGTACAAAAACAACATCTTATTCATTAACCACCTCTGATGTAGGTAAATATGTTCAAGTAGGTTCAGGTGGTTCTATTACTATTCCTAATTCTACTTTTTCTGAAGGCGATGCAATCACAATATTTAACAACACAACAGGTAATATCACTATAACTTGTTCAATTACTACAGCATATATTGCTGGAACAAATATAGATGTAGCTTCAGTTACTTTGGCAACAAGAGGTCTAGCAACCATATTATTTATTAGTGGTACTGTATGTGCTATATCAGGTAATGTGTTATGAGCGGGATACAGTTAATGTTTTTAGGTCAGGCTCAACAAGGTAATGCTACATCAACATTCATAAACACATATAGTATAATTGCATCCCAAACAACTTACAATTTTACTACCGCAACTATTCCTGCTGGACTAGTTGTTGTTACTATTAGCACTGAAGACGCTGCTGGAGATACTACGGTTTCTAGTGTAACAATAGGCGGAGTTTCTGCTACACAAGCTGCCGCATTTTACCAAAACCAATCGACTGGAACTGCCAGTTCAATTTGGTATGCGATTATCGGATCATCTACAACATCAGGTAATGTTAGCATTGGAAATGCTCCACTCCGTATTGGAATAGGTGTATATACTATTGAAAACTATATATCAGCAACACCAGTATATACTAATGCAGTGCAAGGTCCAAATGAAACAACATTAAGTATTACTACTCCATCAATTAGTAGTGGCTCTGTTATAATTGCTGTTAGAACATCTGGAGATGTATATAGTCATACTTGGTCAGGAGTTACTGAAGATTATGATGTAAATCTTGGAGGATTCACGGGACAAACAGGAGCTTCTTTAGATACATCAACAATACAGGCCCATACAATAGAATCTGTTGGAGATACTGCAGCAACTCAAGGAACATCTATGGCTGTTGCAGTATGGAGTTAAATAAGGAATAAAAAATGGCTATGAATTTTTATTTGACACAAACACATAATACTCCTGTTTCATATGTAGAAATAAGTGAAGAAGGAGAAGAAACTTGGACAGTATATGCCAGCGGTAACTAGATTAGGAGACGTGTGTACAGGACATGGGTGCTTTCCACCTAGAGTCAATGACCAAGCAAGTAACAATGTATTTGTTAATGGTATTGGTGTACATAGACAAGGTGATCATTGGGTAACACATTGTTGTGGACCAACATGTCATGACGGTAGTTTACAAACAGGTTCATCTTCAGTGTATGTCAACGGTATACCTGCAGCAAGGATAGGAGATCCAATTAGTTGTGGATCTATTTCAGCTCAAGGCTCTCCTTCTGTATTTTTCGGTTAAAACGGTTATAAATAATATATGGCACGAAATACTAGAACATTCTCAGATTTAGATCTGAACTTTACCGCACATCCTGCAACTAAAGATGTGGCAATAAAGTATGACGAAGAAGCAATTAAAGCTTCCGTTCGTAATTTAATATTAACTCAAAATTATGAGAGACCGTTTCATAGTGAGATTGGATCTCAGATACGAGGATTGCTATTTGAACCAGCATCCCCAACACTTAATATTTTATTAAAAAGAGCTATTACTGATACTATTAATAACTTTGAACCAAGAGTAAATTTAATACAAGTAGATATTAATTTTTCTCCTGATGATAATTATGTAGAATGTAGTATCTATTTTACCATAATAAATACTACTAGACCAGTACAGGTCAATCTAATCTTAACGAGAACAAGATAAATGGCACATACCGAAAATAAAAAAATATCAGTCGCTGAACTCGATTTTGATGCAATTAAGTCAAATTTAAAAACATACCTAGAAGGTCAAGCAACATTTGCTGACTATGACTTTGAAGGTGCTGGACTATCCGTCCTTTTAGACACACTTGCATACAATACCCATTACAACGCTCTATATACTAACTTAGCAGTCAACGAATCGTTTTTAGATTCAGCTAGCAAGCGATCAAGCATCGTTTCTCGAGCTAAAGAAATTGGGTACGTTCCATATTCAGCAACAGGTGCAACAGCAAGAATTAATATAACAGTAACTGGTACATCTAGTACACCTGCTTCATTGACAATTCCTGCCAATACTCCGTTTTCGACAACAATTAGTGGTAAATCATATAACTTTTATAATATAGATGCTGCGATAGCAGTATTAAGCGGATCAACATATACATTTACTAATGTTGATGTTAAAGAAGGATCTCCACTAACATTTAGATATACTGTTGCAGATGGTGCAAAATATATTCTCCCAAATTTAGATGTAGATCTTAGTACGTTAAAAGTAAGAGTACAAGAAAACTCATCTAGTTCAGTATTTGAAACTTATAATAACCAAGAAAATATATTAGAAATAGATAGTACAACCCCAGTATATTTTATTAAAGAAATTGAAGGACAGCTTTACGAATTAGAATTTGGTAATGGTACAATTGGTAAAGCATTAGCCAATGGTAATGTTGTAACATTAACTTATATGACTACTAACAAAGCAGATGCTAATGGTGCTCGTGTCTTTTCATATCAAGGTCCAACATTATTAAGTGGTAATGTTGCAGTAACAACAGTTATTGCTGCGACTAATGGAAGTGATATTGAAGAAATAGCCTCTATTAAATATAATGCTCCTAGGTCTTATACTTCTCAAAACAGAGCAGTAACCGTTGATGATTATAAATCACTTTTATTTAAATCATATCCAGAAGCTGAGTCTATCAATATATGGGGAGGAGAAGATAATATACCTGCTCAATATGGTAAAGTGTTTATATCCATTAAACCTAAAACAACAACATATTTAACCGATTCACAAAAGAGTTTAATTGTCAATGAAATTCTTAAAGCAAAGAATGTGGTATCAATTACTCCAGAAGTAGTCAATCCAGAATACATCAATCTATCACTTAATGTTACTGCATATTATAATCCAAGAATTACTACTCGCAGTATTAATGATATGAAAGCTCTTATAGTTCAAACAATTGAAGATTATAATGATAATCACTTAAATTCTTTTGATGGCATATTTAGGTATTCTAATTTAACTAGCTTAATTGATGAAACAGAAGAATCAATTGTTAGTCATATTATGACCATTAAATTACATAGAGAAATTGAAGTTGCATATAATACAAATCAAACATATACTATTAATTTAGGCAATCCCATTTATGCGTCAGGTGTTCCAGAAGAGTCTATAACATCTTCAGGATTTTTTATTCCAGGCAATGCAAATGTTATGTACCTAGAAGATAATCCAACTAATAAAACAACAGGTACTATTCGTATGTATTATTTTGTTAATGACATTAAAACTTATGTTAGAACATTTGGATCTGTTGAGTATGCTTCAGGAACAATAGTATTAAACGAATTAGAAATTTCAGGCATTGACTCTACAACAAGTGGTATCTTTGAATTGTTTATTAAACCACAAAGTAATGATGTGGTTTCAGTAAGAAATCAATTAGTGTTTATTCCAGATGATCAAATTAATGTATCTGTTATTGTAGATCAAGTTGCTACTGGCGATCAAGCTGGTGGTAGTAATTATGTATTCACTTCGAGTAGAAATTAATGGCTGTTAATTTATCTACTTATGTAACAAAACAATTACCTGAATTTGTACGTTCAGATTATCCGCTATTTGTTGAGTTTATTCAAGCATATTATGAATACTTAAATCAATATGAAAAACGTAATTTAACAGAACTTAGAGATGTTGATCAAACACTAGATTCTTTTATTCAGTATTTTAAAAAAGAATTAGATGTACTTGGAGAAAGCTATCCATATATCGATCAGAGATTATTTTTAAGAAAAGCTAAACAATTATTTGTCGCAAAAGGTACAGAAACTGCATATAAGTTTCTATTTAAAGTATTATATAATAAACCATCTGAAATTTCTTATCCATGGGATTCTGTTCTTAAAGCATCTGATGGTAAATGGAATCAAGAAATGTCTATCTTTGTTGATATGACAAATGGTTCAGCAGAAGATCTTGTATCACAAAGAATTGATATCATTGGAAATAATATAACAATTAAAGTATTTGTTCCAAGAATTAAATTTATACGAAATAATATCTATGAAATTTTTATTGATAAAAACTATTTTGGAACAATACTACCAGAATATACTATAAAGTTTGGAACTATTACAGGAAATATTGTTCCCACTACAGTAAAAGCTACTATTGTTAGACCTGGAATTGGATTTAGAGTTGGTGAGTTGATTGAAGGCATTACAGTATCAGGTGGTGATACTATTACGCAACTATTAAAAGTTACTAAGGTAAATTCTACTGGAGGTATTACTGGAGTTGCAACAATTAGATTTGGAGCTGGATATCAATCTGACTTTTTCTTATTAAAATCTAAAACTACTCTTGATGTATCTGGGTCATCTATATCAATTGATAAAAATTTAACACAACAATATTCTATTCCAGATGATACTTTTATTGAAGAGTATAAAGAATATGGATATATGCTTAATCCCGATTACTTTACTGATATTTTTGGCCAAGCCACTTATGTAGGTACTGTTATTAGACAGTTTTACGAAGAAACTAATATTGGTGAAAATGAAGCTACTAATTTTGCATTGATTAAATTTGATATTGGTGCAGTTGCAAAGTATCAAGGGCACTATGTAACAAATGATGGATTTTTAGATGATGATATATTTTTACAAGATAGTAGATATTATCAAAAATATTCATACTTAATTACAGTAGATGAAAAATTAGAAAGCTATAAAGCATTAGCAAAAGCATATATTCATCCAGCTGGTACAGCAATATTTGGTGAGTATCAAATACAAAATACCTTTACTAGTGGTATTAATGGTACTATTGAATTAGGCGAATGGCAATCAGCTGCTACATTTACCACTATAAATACTACCGTTGGTACCAACACGATTGCTTATCCATCTGATGGTGGTGGTAAAATTAGAATTGATCCATATGATGAAAGCTACAGTGATATTGATGAATACTTTAATCCTCCAGTGACATATACATTTTATGGAGATAGTAGAAACGTATTAGGAAGTACAACAACAGTAAGTGATTCATCACCTACAATAACAGGACCTTAGGAGTAAGCATGTTAAACGACAATGTTAAAATGACAGGGCGTTTGTCAATTAAAAAATACGATGAAAACGGTAAAGAAGTCTTTAAGACCGAAGTACCCAATCTTGTAGTAACGTCAGGAAAAGAATTTATTGCAAATAGACTATTAGCAGATACATTAGATCCAATTGGATTTATGTCTGTTGGAGATGATGCTTCAACTGCCGCAGTATCTCAAACGGCATTACAAAACGAATTAGCTAGAGTTGCTACATCAGCTGCTGATGCAGTAGGAACTTCATCTACATTTTCAGCAACCTTTCCAGCTGGTACAGGAACAGGTGCATTAGTTGAAGCAGGTTTATTTAATACATCAAGTTCAAGTGTTAAAACATTTGATGCTGATAACGATGTTGATGATGCCTCAGATGTGATTAGTATTGCGTCACATGGGTTTAACACTTCAGATAAAGTAACTTATACCGATGGTGGTGGATCTGCTATTACTGGTTTAGTTGATGGTGGTACATACTATGTTATTGATGTTGATGGTGAATCCCTTAAATTAGCATCTTCTGCTGTAAATGCGGGTCTTGGAACTCAGATAAATATAACAGGAACAAGTGGAACTAACCACAAGTTAACTTTTGGAAATATGTTGTGCAGAACCACATTTCCAGTAATTACTAAGTCTGCTTCTGAAACAGTAGCAATTTCATGGGTAGTAACCGTAGGATAATTTAATGTCAACATCATATTCAATATTTAAAGCTAAGTTTAAGAAAACCATTGTAGATGCAATCTATCAGGAAGTTACTTCTAAGACTGCACGATATTACCATTGGTTTGGTAAAGAAAATGCATGGACTGATTTTTTAAGTCCATTTATTGGATCAAGTGCATCCGACGTACCTGGAGCTCCATCTGATAATTTTAGATATGACTTACATGTTCGTCGTGATATTCTTACCGCTAAATTAGTTAAACCTTCTGATGTATCATATGTAGTACGAAGAATTGACTGGGTTTCTGGTACAGTTTATGATGATTATGATGACGCATACGATACTACTACTGGTTATGGTTATTCACCTGCTTATTCAGGTGCAACTAGGCTAGAAGATGCTAATTTTTATGTATTATCTACTGAATATAATGTATATAAATGTATTTGGAGCAATAACAATTCTCCATCTACTACTATGCCAACTGGAACAAGTCCAGATGTATTCAATACGCCTGATGGATATAAGTGGAAATTTATGTATACGATTCCTGTTTCGTTACGTAATCGTTTCCTTTCATCTGAATACATGCCAGTAACTAATGCATTAAAAGATCAGTTTTATACTTCTGGAGAAATTACTTCAATCGCTATTGAAAATGGCGGAAGTGGTTATAACGTAGCTACTACAACTGCTGTTATTACAGGGGATGGATATAAAGCACTAAATCCATATGCTATAGATAGGGTTGATATTTCAGATGGAGGCGAAGGATATACTGTTACTCCTTCTATTACTATCTCAGACCCGTTTCCTACAGCTATTACATGGTCAGCTGAAGCTGATGTTAATGTAGGATCTTATCTTAAACATATTAATCCAGGTGATTTATCAATTAATTTTTATTATATAGTCTCTGGAACACGACTTGGAGCTAGTGGTCCAATCCATACTAATGGAACTATAACAAACGGTGGAACTCAATTACAGTATGTTGGAACAACTGCTACTGCATCTTCTTCTTTGACAGGAGATGTAATTACTACCCTTACACTTATTACTGCAGGATATGGTTATCAAACAGGTCCAACGGCTGTTGCAGCTGCACCAGTTACTAAAGATGCAGATTGGGAAGAAGCAACCGCTGTAACCTTAAACGATATATTACAGTATGATGGAAGATACTACGAAGTAACTTTGGCGGGTACTACTTCAACAACAGCACCGACTCATACTACAGGAACAGTTGTAGATGGTACAGCAGAGCTTACTTTTGTTGCTAAGGATGCAGTATTATTACCTGTTGTTGAAAAAACTGAAGCTGAAATTAATTTAGTTATTAGTCCTGGTATAGACAGTGTTTATAGAGTTATTGTTTCTGCTCCATCGACAAAATATACTGAAGTTCCTGGTGTTACTATTGCAGCCCCAATATCTGGTACTACTGCTGAAGCAACAGCAACAATATTGAATGGAGGAGTAAATTTAATTAATGTAACTGCTCCTGGAGATGGTTATGTATCAGCTCCAGCAGTAACAGTAGATTTACCAGTAAAAACATTTGATGGTGACACCGCTGTAGATGATATTGAACACACTATTACATATAGTGGTCATAAATTAGTAACTGGAGACGAAATTGTATATACCGATGGTGGTGATACTACTATTAATTTATTAACTAGCACTAATACATATTATGTTATTGTTGTAGATGATAACACTTTAAAATTAGCAAATAGTTTAGTAGACGCAGTGGCTGGAACTGAAATTGAAATTACTAGTGGAGCAGGAACTTCTCATGTATTAACTGTACAAACTGGTGCTTCAGCAGTTGCCACACTCGGTACTGGTGGAGAGATTGTAGGATATCAAATTGTTGACGGTGGTACTGGATATACTAATACAAATATTGAAATAGTAGATACTGGAGTAGTTCCTGGAACTGGTGCAATATTAGTAGCTGATTTTGATGTTGGTAATATTGAAACATTACAAGCCAACGTAGAACTTCTTGCAGTTAACGGTGCAATTTATACTGTAAAAATGGTAGATGGTGGTGCAGGATATGCTGCAGCAAACGTTGAAATTATTGGAGATGGAACTGGTGCTACAGCAACGGCAACTGTAACTGGTGGTAAAGTATCTCATATTGAAATGACTAATCCAGGTATCGGTTACACTTGGACTGATTTAATAATTACTGGTAACGAAGGTG